AACATACGAATGGTATTCATCAGGACCCAGACAACGTTTACAACCAGGCGGAAGAATCTGTGTTGTAATGACGAGATGGGCTACTGATGATTTAACAGGAAGGCTCATCAAGGCACAATCTGAACCTAAAGCAGACAAATGGAGAGTTATAGAATTTCCTGCAATACTTCCTAACGATCAACCAGTATGGCCAGAGTATTGGTCAAAAGAAGATCTAGAAGCTGTCAAAGCTTCGGTGTCCATTAAAAATTGGAACGCACAATATATGCAGGACCCAACTTCAGAAGAAGGGGCTATTATTAAACGTGAGTGGTGGCAAGATTGGGACAAAGAATATACACCTAAACTTCTACACGTAATACAAAGTTACGATACAGCATTTTCAAAAAAAGAATCTGCAGACTATTCAGCTATAACAACTTGGGGTATTTTTGAGCCTGTTGAGGGTTATGAGAAATGCATAATACTTTTAGATGCACACAAGGGAAGATATGACTTTCCAGATTTAAAAAATGTTGCGTTAGAGCAATATCATTACTGGGAACCGGAAACCGTAATCATTGAAGCTAAAGCATCTGGTCAACCACTAATACATGAATTAAGACGGGCAGGTATACCGGTCATCGATTACGTGCCTGCAAGAGGAAGAGATAAACACACTAGGATAAACAGTTGTGCACCAGTCTTTGAGTCTGGAATGGTATATGCCCCTTTAGATCAAAGTTATGCTCAAGAGGTTGTTGAAGAATGTGCTGCATTCCCTAATGGTCAATATGATGACTACGTTGATAGTATGACTCAAGCTGTGTTAAGATACAGACAAGGAGGATTTGTATCTACTTATTCTGATGATTGGGATGAACCTAATATCAAAATAGAAAAAGATTATAAATATTATTGATGAGCAAAATTAAGATTGCCCAGATAGCTGGAATGAAACTAGCGGATGTTGTTAAAAAACTTAGAAAAAGAAAATACGCTAAAGACTCAAAAAAGAATGTAGAAAGAGCAAGAGGCGTAAGAACGGGCAAAAGTGTTAAAGCTTACAATATTAGAGCTAAAGATGCAGAAACTAAAATAATTCCTGTAAAACGACAATCTCAAAAAGGTTCTACTTTTCAAACTCATAGGGTAAGATCTAAGATAGGTAGAGCTGCTGCAAGGTCCGAGGAAAAAGGTAAATTACCAAGCCCTATGCCAACTCTAGAGCGTTTATTCAAAAGAGATGTCCAGCGAGGAAAATTAGATGACTACAGATTGACTAAGATGTATTTAAAGAATAAACTATCAGATGTAGCCAAAAAAAAATTTAAAGGCGGTATGATGAAAAGAAAAATGTTAACAGGTGGCCAAGCTAAATTGGACAAAAACAAAAACAACAAAATTGATGCTGAGGATTTTAAAATTCTAAGGCAACAAAAATCTAAAAAGAAACCTATGAAAGCTGCACTTGGTGCTATTGCACTTGGAGCAATGACTGCAGCAAAACTTAAAAAATTAAAAGGTAAAAAAACTAAAATGCCAGGCGCAGCAGGTGTTATGGGATCAGGATTAATACCTGGTATGTCTGTTGCAGATATTATTCAAAAAAAATTAAAAAGATCTAAAGGTGGCGGTGCTGATTACAACAGACCAAAATCTGCTGATGATATTATCCAAGCCGCTGTAAGAGATAAGGGTAAGGCTCAAGGAAGAAGAAGACCTTCAATGAGAGATAAAGAATTAGAAGGTGATATAAAAGGTTCAATTGCCCCATACAAAGTTAAGAAAAAAATGGGTGGTGGTATGATGATGAGACCTATGGGTTACAAAGCAGGTAAATCTGTTAAAGTAAAATGTAAAATTGGTAGAAACAAACCTACAAAAATGTATTAAGGGGGATTTATGTCCCTCAAAGGTTTATTCCAACTTGGGAAAAGACTTCTAAAAGGCAAGAAAGAATCAGCGACACCGACTACCGGACAACAACAAAAACTTCTAACATACGAAGGTAAAGGTTCGCAAGAGACTGGTCTTGAACTTGCTAAAAAAGAATTAATTAATCCACCAGTAAAGCTTAATAAAACAAAACCACTCTATATGGGAGATGATGTTGCTCCTGCTTTTGGTTCATCTACTTATGATTGGGCGATGAGGATTGGTCCTGGTCGATACACTGCAGATGAATGGTTAAATCATTTAACGTCTACTAGAAAAGTAAACTTCAAAGTTTTTGGTAAACCATCAACTAGAACTGTTAGAGATCAAAAAAGATTCAAATATGACTCTGGTCCCTTTGCCGGTAGAGAGGCAAGTGTAACAAAAGAAGAACTGTTCGATTCTAATATTGCAACATTCGATGATGCAGGAAACCTAACAGGTGGCCTGTTAGCTGCAGCAAAGAAGTTTGGCATTAAATTAGATGCTAATGAAATTGGTAACATGATTAAGTTAAATCCAATTAATAGATTAAAAGCAGTTGAGTTAGGAGTTCCAAGTGAAAGTTATGCTAACTTCTTAAAAGTTGCAAAAAATTCATCTCAAGAATTAGATGAGATCGCAAAAAAATATGTTAACAATCCAGGAGTAAAAACAGCAATAGAAGACGCTGCTTATGCTTTAAGAGGTGTTGAGGCGGACGCTCTATCAGAGACTGCTAATAAAGTTATACTTAAAGAGTTTTTAGAAAATATTAATAAAGCAAAAGGATTTACCAGAGAGTTAGGTGCTTCAGATTTTAAAAAATTAAATAAAATTTTAGGTGAAGTAGATGGAGCTAATGCAAAGATTGTGGGTAAAAATGTTTCTACTAAATATGCTAACGAATCAAACTATACTTTGCAGGGTGGTAAAGATTATAGAGAAACAATTTTTAGATTAGATGAGGCAATACCTACCAATAGTTCACCCTTAAGATCTCCTAGTCACTTTTCAGATGCTGGTACCAATCAAATCTATCACGTTCGATTTGATACAAGATTTACACCTGATGGTAAAAAAGGATTTTTTATTCATGAAATACAATCTGATGTTAATCAAAATATTGCAAAACAATTAACGAAAGCTCAACAACTTAGCACAGAATTTAGAAATAATCCTTTTCAAAGAGATATTGAATTAGGTTTATTGATGAATCAAAGACAAAGATTAACTGGTTTATTAGACGAAGCCGTAAGAAGTAATGATAGTAATTTAGCTGGCACAGTTTCAAATCAACTTGCTAGAACAACTACTGAGTTACAAAAGATTGCAGGTAAAACAAAACAGTTTGATTATTTTCCAATGGTAGAGGCTGATCAATATGGTGATCATGCATTAAAATATTTGATGAATAAAGCTGCGAAAATGAATTATGATTTTGTAGCCGTTGCTCCTTTTGATAAATTAAGTTTTAGACAAGGTTATAAAGCTGGTAACGAAAGATTTTATGGCTATGCAAGTGGTAAGGGAATTAATAGAAAAGGGACATCTGTTATGGCAAATGTAATGAAAAAGGCTGCAAGGTTTTACAATTCAAAGGCAGGTCCTATAAAAGTCTCCTTATCAGATCCAGCTAAACCATATAAGAAAATAGAAACCAATACTTTTAAATATCCTAGCACACATACTACTTTAGGAGGCAAGACTTTAAAAAGCATTTATCATTCAGAAGCTAGAAAAACTCAAGAAGCAGGCTTTAGATTCATAGAGGGATCTAATCCTAACTTGTATTTTGATGCTTTTGCAGTTAAAGTAAATCCTTTAATGAAATACACTCAAAAAACCTATAAACGCTTTGGGGGCTTGGTAGTGGATATGTTTAAACCAATAAGGTACAATTAGAAATGGCTATCGAAAAGAATAATGAAACTGTTGTAACTGAAGAAGATAAAATTGAAGAAACTGTTGAACAACCTGAAGGTTTACCAGTTGATGTCACTATAGAGGGCGAAGAGACAGTAGAGGAAAGACCTCAAGACGATTTTAATACAAATCTTGCAGAGAGCATGGATGAGAGAGTTCTTAAATCTATGGCATCAGATTTAATGCAAGAGTACAAAAAAGATAAATTATCTAGAAAAGAATGGGAAGAAACTTATATTAAAGGTTTAGACCTTTTAGGGACTAAATATTCTGAAGTCACTAGACCATTCAAAGGTGCATCTAATGTTACTCATCCACTTCTTGCAGAATCTGTAACTCAATTCCAAGCACAAGCATACAAAGAATTATGTCCATCTGATGGTCCAGTAAGAACTCAAGTTGTTGGTGTGCAAACTCCAGCAGTTGAAGCTCAGGCTGATCGTGTAAAAGAGTATATGAATTATCTGTTGATGGAGGATATGGAAGAGTACACAACTGATATGGATCAAATGTTATTTTATTTACCACTATCAGGATCAACATTTAAAAAAGTTTATTACGATCAAATACTAGGAAGACCTGTTTCAAAATTTATACCTGCAGAAGATTTAGTAGTTCCTTACTTTGCATCTGATTTGAAAGATTGTGAAAGAATTACACACGTAATGAAGATGACTCAGAATGAAGTTATTAAAAAACAAGCTGGCGGATTTTATAGAGACATTGAATTAATACAATCTAATCAAGAACCTGATGCTTTACAAAAAAAGATAAACGAGATTGAGGGAATCAAGAGAACCGGTGATGACTATTTACACACAATTCTAGAA